TGGAATATCAGGAATTGTAGGAAGGCTGTTTACATATTGTCGTTCAACTGAAAAGCCAACACCAGTTCCGTTCATAAGAATATATAACACCTCATCAAATGATCTTGGACTGTCGATGGTTATGTATGAACAGTTGTATCCCGCTATGTTCTCACGATCCAGTGCAGGACCAGCAGCCATCAAAGCTCTCATGCTAGGCATAACTTCTAAGGAAACAATAGCTTGATATATTTCTTTCCAAATCTGAGTGTCTCGTTCAGTTAGATTTAGATCAAGATTATTTGTAACATAAAATTTAAAATAATTAATTAGTCTAGTAACGGTTTCTTCCCAAGACTCCCTTCTATTTTCTTCTCCTAACCACCGGGAATATCTGGACAGATGAATAAAGGTTTGGTACTCAGTCGGTAGTCCCATTCTTTTTCTCCCCATAAAATAATTTTAATATTAATTCAGCATAGTGTATTACCTTTTGAATATCTTTTTCTCCTTCACCTTTTGTTCTATGTCTTGTAATATACTTTACAATGTTGCCTTCAAAGAAGTCAAGACCGTTGCTTGCTATATATTCAACAGGCTGTATCTTACAATCCTTATAATGATTACCGCCAACCTGCTTGTCTAATGGAGATACCATTTTATTTTCCCTTTCATTTTCAAATACTGCACCTAAGAAAGTTAAATCACTTTCAAAGGCAGGTCCACCGTCCCTCTCCATTTTTTTTTCTACGAAGAACATACATATCCCACGATTCGTTTGGTTTTCTTTTAGGACAATAGTTCATTTAATCTATTCCTTATAAAAGTTATTTTATTAGATTTAATAACTTTATGAGCTAGAGTTCTTGTATAGTCAGGATCAATACCTGCAAGATCACATACTGATTCAAAGTCAGTAGCTTTTTCAGGAGAGAAAAACCAGGAGCTTGCTTGATGCTGAACCACGTTTATATCTGATGAAGATACTACAGTAGTAGATACTGTAGCATCTAATAAGGCTTGAAGAATAACTGCAAGATACAATGTTCTTTCTCGTTCCCCTGCTTTAACATTTAATTCAAGTCTAAATGCATCATAATCAATATCTATTGAATCAAGTATAAGTATTTTATCATACGGGTTTTTCATATTCCCACTCTTGGTCGTCCCACAACCTCTCTTCTATTAACCATTCATTAGGAATACCATCTGATTTTTTACAATATAAAAACTTATGTTTCTCACACCACCCAGCGTATGTCATCTTGCCTCTCTTATATAGTTTATTATTAGGGTTATCAAATATAAATCTGATATCATTATTGGGATGTTGTTCCTTTATAAATAAATGTTTCTTTCTATCGTCTAAAGTAAACCATCCCTTTACTTCTAGAATAATTCCGTTTGGTAATATGAAGTCTGGTGTATATGTTTTATCTTCTATCCAACTATATTTAATTTTACAATCTTCATATCGAATAGGTATTTTTAAATCTTTTAAGAAATCACAAATATATTCCTCAGACTTTGATCTAAACTTATGTTTTTTTCTTACCATTTTATTCAATAAATATTGGCATTAAAAGAATATCTTTATTAGGAGGAGCCTTGCCTTCATTAACAATGACTGCGAGATGTGTTATACCCCCTCCCGCAACCCCATCCATTGAGGGGAATATCCATTTAGCTTTATCTGTTAAAGAATCCACAACAATATTTGTACCTTGATGTTTAACGTGTGAAATTTTACCGTCCCTATCTTCTGAAAAATAATCATCAAATACTATTACCTTTGATTCTTTAGATTTTTCATAATCATTTCTTGCTGTTTCAGGAGAATGTCCTCCATCAAGGAAAACAAAATCCTCTTTGTGTTCCTTCATTGTGGTATTGGTATCACCTTTAATAAGTTTATAAGTAAAGCGATGAGGAAATTCCATCGTTAAGGCATCAAACTTTTCACTAACTTCTTCAACAGTTGTTCTTGGCTTAGAATTAAACTCAACTCTATCAGTTTCCTTACTTCCATCTTGGAACAAATCATATCCTGTATAATGAACATATCCTCTATGTGATTGTAAAGCTACACGAGATAGCTCTATACCATGACTACCGTTCCATGTTCCTACCTCTAAAATAGTAGAAGGCTGATAAAATCGTACCATTTGTGCCAACTGTATGTATCTTAATGGAGGCGGTATTTTTTTATTCATTTTAAATTACCTCTTCTTCAGTGTTAGGCATACTTGATATGTGTGTAAAATATCTAGGACCGTTTGCATATTTAAACTTACGAAGTCCCTTACCATTATTAGCATCAGACCAACATGATAACTTATAATTACAATAGACGCAACCAAAATCCAGCTTCCTGTTACCAGAAGCACCATCAGGAAGGTCAGCATAACAGCGAGGAGGTGGGTCATCTTTTTTAACAGCAGCTTTAATTTTCTTAATCTTGGTTGACACATCTGGCATCTCCATATTATGGAGATAAGCAGTAGCTAGTTCTCCTGTTTGTTTATTGATCACCACCCACGCAGCTTTATCGTCTTTCTTATCTTTGGCGTATGCTGACAGTTGATAAATATACCCGAAAGGATCGTTCTTTTGTAGTTCTGAAGTTGAAAACTTTTTAAATGAAAAGTTAGATGCGCTTTTAAAATCAACTAGAGTTCCATCTACTCTTGCGTCCTGATGTCCAGGCACGTTCTCAACATCTAATTCTTTTTGTTCCTCACTTACCTCATGCCCAGACAATTTGGATAAGCATATAAGTAACTCTTCTAAGATATTCCCATATAGAAATTTTATATATGTAGGACCATCGAAGTCTTCTCCTTCATACCCCTTTGCACCGTACCAAATTTGTCGTAATGGTCTTCCTATTTGCGATAACCTTATATGTTTTTCTTTCTTCTTTTGTTGATAAACTGAATTAAATATATGTCGTCCTATAAGTTTACCATATAGTTCAGTAATCTTTTGCGCTTCTTCTCTTTCAACTACTACTCCTTTTTCATCAGTAAAAAGATTGTAGATATCACTAACTAAAGTAGATATATTTTTCATGTTAATATTAGAAGGGCCAGTAGTTATATTAATCTACTGACCCCCCCCCTAACCTCCCTATAATTAAACAGAAGCAAATGGAATATCATCACTGACATCCCCAATATAACCGTCCTCTACTTCAAATACTGATGTTGCAGGAAGAGACGGTTCCTTACCACTGTACTCTACCAAATCCAAAACCTGAACACCCATAAGCTTTCCATACTTTCCATTTTTGTTTACATAAGTATCATAGTATACCTTAACCTTTGATCCGTTACCAATTAATACATCCCCGTTCATGGGATTCATTTTGGCAGTGTAAACCAAGGGAGGAGTTTCTTCCTTTCCATCCGGCCAGAATTGACTTTTCTTTACGATAACAAACTCTTCCTGTTCAGGATTCTTCTCAGAAGTTTTAATTTTTAAATTCATTAGCTTATCTTTTTTGATAATAGCCTTATTCTCTTCATCTAAATTACCGACATTAATAGAATATTCATATCCATCTGCCGGATCGTATTTGGTAGCGAGATTATGGGGGAAAATTTTCGCCCAATATGCAACACCATGAATAACACTCATAATACTTTTCTCCTTTTTAAAATTTTAATTTCATGAAGTATACATTAGTATACCTATATTGTCAAGAACTTTCTTTATCATTTGATAAAGTTTTTAACGTAGCCTCTCCCATTGGGATGTGGAAGAACGGTTCCTTCAAATGGGGTTCTCCTATTCGTTTTGAATTTTGAATAGTTCCTACCCTTGATTCATCTACCACATTGGCAGGAATAAACCATCCCTGATTAAGGGTAGTGTCTAAGATAACAAAAGTAAATTTGAGATTGGAAAAATCTTTTTTCCATAAATCAATTAACCTTTGTTTTCTTTGGGGTATCCTAATCTCTACCCAACTAGGGTTCCATGTTCCTCTCCATTGATTCTTAACTTCAACTTCAAACAGTTCTTCCTTGTTATCTTTCGTTGCTATTAAATCAAACTTATAATCGTCAGGTTTCAGGTGTGTATTATATCCGTTAGATATTAAATAATCTGATAAGGATTTCTTTGCTCGTGCATCATTCATTTCATACGATGCTCTTTGAAATTTCCTGTTGTTGTGTCGTTTGTTTAGCACATTAATTCTCCTCTCTTTCTATTAATGAGTTTCAGCCCAGGTTTTTCCTACCTTATAATTAGACTGCATTGGACACCTTAGATTTAATATTTTTTCAGATTCTTTCATAGTGTGTTTTGTTATTTGACAAAACTCTTGCACATGATCTTTCCTTACTTCAAACTGATATTCATCATGGATTGAGGCTACCAACTTAACATCAAGATCATTAGTATATATCTTTTTCATCATAAACACAAGCCAAGTTTTACATATAATACTACCAGCCCCTTGAATCAAAGTATTCAAAGATTTATAAGAGGATCGAATAGTAAGTGGTCTTCCATCAAGCCCCTTTATCTTTCCTGATTTAGATGCTTCTTCAACAGAGGATTTTAAATCAGTAAAGGTAGGTAGACTTCTCATAAATTTCTTGATTAGTTTATCACCTTCAACCTTAGTCCCACCAACTATAGACCCTATCTTGGCTGGTCCTGCACCGTACATCATAGCATAGATAAAGGTTTTTGCTTGGTCACGGGTTTCTAAACCTGCCATTTGTTGATTGGCAGAATGTATATCACCATTAAGAATCTCCCTTGTAAATTCTACATCATCCATGTAATGCGCAAGACATCTTATCTCTAATTGAGATGCGTCAGTTCCTACCAACACATAGTGTGTAGGGTCTTCAACTGTCCAGCACTCCCTACACTCCTTACCATAAGGTGAATAGGAGGCTGGTACTTGAGCCATGTTAGGTGAGTGGTGTGCCATCCTTCCTGTAATCGTTCTCAAAGTCATAACCTTTCCATGAACCCTGCCATTTTTATCAGCTAATTCACGCCATGAATTTATCTGAACTATTCTCTTTTGTAAGAGTAAATATTTTGCAATAAGTTTAGCCTCAGGTAAATCAATTTTATTTAGGACACCCTCATCTACAATTACATTTCCTTTGTCTGTTCTTTTCTTTGGTTTCCATCCCAGTACCTGTAATCTTTGAGCTATCTGCTTGCGTGATGCAGGATTAAAAACCTCAACCCTATCCTGTAAACTCTTCCCTGTTTTTTCAGATATTCTCTTGTGTGTAATAGGAGGAAAGGTTTGTTGCAATTCTTTTTCTAAGATTGAACAGTCATCAATAAACCCAGACACAAGAAGGCTTGCCTTTTTTTCATCAAGCATAAAGCCATTAGTTTCTTGTTGGTCTATGATTGCTCGTACCTCATGCTCAAGATTGATTGCCTGTTGAGGACAGGTGTGTAACTTCTTGTTAATATATTTATTAAGTTTATGAGTTATCTCCACATCTTGTTTACAATACTCAAGCATCTCTGAACTGTACGCTGTAAAATCTTCATACTTTTTCTTAGGACTGTTAAACCTTTCACCCCAAGCTGAAAGAGAATGACCTCCTTCAATTTCTGGATACAATAGCTGGGATAGAAGTAAAGTATCGGTGACTTTGGTGGGGGTAATTGTCGTAATATTAAAGTTGTTAAGTATCCTAGCATCAAAGCTTACTCCATTGTGCATGATAAAATTGTCAATGTTTTTAGAGAACTCTGGAAATTTATTATAACACTCATCTTCTTTGAAGGTGTATATTTCATTTGTCTCTATATCTTTTGCTACTATGCAATGGACGGCCTTGACATCTTCAACCAGTCCATCTGTTTCTATATCTACTATGCATTTCATTTAGATTACTCCTCAATTTGAAATGGAGTAGCCTCTTCCCCCTCCTCAACATCAAAAGGATTGGACACTTCTGACATCCTACCCGTGTCTCTGTTGTAATGTAGGTATGTAGCGATACCTGTATCACCCGTGTACCTGTTCTTTAAAATACGAATAGTTGTTGTGTTGGCGAGCCTCTCATCTTCTTCTTGTTGATTACGTTCCAGAGCTATGACCGAATCGGACAGGTGTGCAATGCTTTGTGATCCTCTGAGGTGTGATAAAGATACCTCTCTTCCTTCTTCATGTCCACGATCTGACATAGTTCTTCGTAAGTGAGACACCAACAACAATCCAATTTGTGTTTCCTCTACTAATGAACGCAGCTTTGTCATTAATATATCAATGTTTCTACGTTCATCTCCTACATCTTCCTGTCCTGAAACAAGAATAGATAAATGATCTAGGAATATCCATTTACAATCGAGAGCCTTTGCCATAAACCTAATACGGTTCATGATTTCATCATTAGATATGGAACCGAAATGATCAAAGGCTTCAAACCTTCCAGTACCAATAGTCTTTTCTTCCCATCCCTTTAGTTGTTCCCTGGAAAACGTATCTCTTATTTCTTTTATATATATTCTTGCGTCTGCTTCAACTGACATTATATTAAATGCCGTGTTGCGAATTGATTCCTCCAGTGCTAACACACCTATCTTGTCAGTGGTGTGGTTCAGAATAAAATGCATTAGCTCACGCAGGATACTTGACTTACCCATTCCTGCACCTGATGTGAAGGTAATAAGCTCACCAGTTCTCATGCCGTACAGTTTCTCGTTCATACCTACCCAGGGATAGGCTATTGTCTCGCAGTAGTTATCCTTATATAAATCTTCTCCTAAATCTTTAAGGTTTTTAATACCCGCTGGAGTATATGGTATAGCGTTCCACCACTTGTTAACAAAAGCCTGGGTCTGTCCCGCAACAAGATATTCATTTGCATCTTTGTAATCAAGCTGTACAACTTTACATTTGTGAGGTTCAAATAATGTTGCTACTTTGTTCGATGCTTTCTTTCCTTCAGCATCATTATCAAAACATAGGATTACATTATCAAATGAATTAAGATATTCAAGACTGCTTTGACAGTCCTTGTGTGCGCTTGCTGCACCATGCTTGATTGAAACTACAGGCCACTTTGATCCATGCATTTGGAAGATTGATAATGCATCTATCTCTCCTTCAGTTATAGTAATGTACTTACCTTTAGGAGTAAACAAGTGCTGACCAAACAAGGTAGCATTCTTGGTGTCACCTTCTACCATAAATTTCTTAGTTGAAACTTCCCGTATCTTATTTCCTATGTGGTTTTTATCCTGATCAAAGTAAGGATAAATATGTCTGTTCATTGTTTGGTTTACCTCAACACTAAACTTCTTACAGGTTTCTTCAGTAATTGCTCTTCCTTTTAATGCCATATATTCTCCAGTTGAAAATACATTATTAATTACCCCTTGAATAGGCGCTCTTTGAACTGTGTTTGGTTTCATGTTTCCTCCTGATGATGGTACGAATGTTTCACATTTATGACAATACTGATTGCCGTCTTCGTATAAGGCATTAGCATCGCTTGAACCACATGCCTCACATGGTAGGTGCTTAACAAAGGTTGCCTTCATTTTCTTCTAGCCCTTTCAATTGAATATATTTCTGGCAGCACGTTGAGAGCGTACACTAACCCACGCCTATTGTCAATCTCTTGTTGGGCCTGTGGTTTTGTGTTGAATGTTTTAACTATAGTCTTTTTATTTTTAAATTTACATACAAGGTTCCACCTCATTCACCTATCCCTTTTATTAAATGGCTTGTGGTTTGAACGATCCATTAAAATTTCTTCTGTATCCTGGGTAGCAAACTTCTTTGCTTGCTTAATTGTGTATCCTTCTTGTTGATATCGAGCCAACAATTCTTTATATATTTTTTCAGGGTCTTTGTGTTTGCTTGTCATCAATTTGTTTTCCTCTACTTATAGAACTTATGTTTTCCTATTTGAAATGCAAACGTCATCTCCGATGCCCAGTTAGGGTTAACATATGTGGCATGATAATACAGTACATCTTCCATGTTATCAATAACAATCCCACCCAGTACCAAAGTTGCAGCGTTCAAAGCTTTAAAATATTCATCTTCATTATAAATAACTTCAGACTTTCCATCACAATAATAAGAAAAAGAACATCTATTTTTTACTGGGTTTCCCTTCCAATATTTTCCTTCATGTACCACATCACATATATTGTTAGGAAATTTAGGAGAGGCAACTCTTCTAAGAACTACAACTCCAACCGCTACCTGACCCAAGAATGGTTCACCTCTAGATTCAAAATATATAGCTTCAGCTAAACATTTTTCCTGTTCATGAAAATCT